GTGATTCTGATCCCAGTTGTAATACTCACCATCAACCTCATCTAACATGTCAAGATCAGATTGTTCTGTTAAATCATATTCGTGTGTCATGAATGGTTCTCCATAAACTCATCTAGTGTGTAACCTTCTCCAGTTGATGTTTCTTCGATCAATTCTTCAATGGTAAGTAATTCCATCTTCAAACGATATTCTTCTGGAGTATCATCTTCTGGGTCATAATCATCATGGCAGAGATAATCCCACTCATGAACAAGTGCATCAATCAGTTGTTCTTTAGTGTATTTCTTATTAAACATTTGCGAATCTCCCGTTGTTGAAGTTTGCATGTGAGAATTGCTCTCGGTTGACCAGTTTGAACATACCATGATTGTTGATCTTGACATAACCCTCTCCACCACATTGACGGTCACCAATGTATGCACTAGGTCCGTTGTTACGCATCAAGAATAACATGTCATCTTTGATGGACTTGATCAAGAACCAGTAGCTAATCAAACGGGAGTTGTTGAATGTTTCAGGCACAACTTCACGACCTTCACGAATACATCTGTTCAGTGCTACTTGAAGTTCTGCTGCTTCTTTCTTATCAGCAAATGTCACCAACTGTGCCATCTGACGTGCGAAACCAACAATCTCATCAAAATCTTCATCGACTTGCCAACACTCAGGTTGAACAAACTTGCACGACTCAGTATCATCAAAGACTTCCATATCTACCATGTCATTGATGACATAGGCATCTTTCAATTCACCATCAGTTGCATACAATGTATGAGGTGCAACGATGATATTCTGATCGATAACATCATCAAAAACATATGTTATCGTGTTAGGTGTATAAGTATCATCGCCGCCAAAACCAATAAAATCACACTGTATAATGCCGGGGAAAGAAGGGAGGCAATCAAAACAATGATGCAGAATTTCAGCAACTGCCCCAGTGTGATTTTGCTCAATTTCTTGATGACTTTCATTGATTTTGATTTTAACTTTGTTGAACACTGATTTTGTTCCCACGAAGAACTTGCCTGTCGCAGGATTCGTGCCCCAAACGATTGCAGGCGCACCATCAATTTTTGCAGAGATTTCACCATTAGAAAGGAACCAATCAAGAACAGAAAGATCACCCGTCAGAATAGAATCTTCGGGGTGCTCAAGGTGCGTGTTTTTCATGCTTTTAGTATGGCACGGAATCGTAGAGAAATCAAGCAGGTGTGTGTAGGTTGCTGAACTGTCACACTCTTGAATATATTAAATTAATTCCAACTTTAGCATAAGCATCTTCCCAAGTTGTAAAAACTCCTGCTTTTTGATATGGTACAAGTTTTTTATTCTCTGCTTTCGATACTTTATGAAACTTCCCAAGTTTATTATAATAAAGGTCTTTTATGTATTGTTCAGCATCATCAATCTCAGACCAATCAAGCATTAATAATTCTGCTGCCTGAAGTTTGCGTGGATTAATATGTTCTTCACTACATTCATTAAGTCTAATTGATTCTTCTGATTGCCATCCTGTCCACAATAATTTATCTTTCTGCACTGTTGGTAGATACCAGATACCAGCACCACACATTGTTTCAATTTGTTTGGTCGCTTTAGTGTTACCTTGAGCGACCAGTTGTTTATATTCTGACTGAACAGATTTGATTACAGTTGCCAATCCCAGAAACTTACTCATCGACGAATCTCACTGATTGCGGGTTGTCCTTGATTGAACACAACATCAACAACTGCTTGCACTTTCTTAGCAGTGCTGATACCAACTCGGTCATAAGTTGGGATACAAACTAACCCAAACTTCTTCTCACTTCCACCCAAACGTATCACACGACCGATAGACTGACTGATGCCAATGTAGTCCATATTACGCATGAAGATAACAGCCTCAAGTCCACTGACGTTGATACCCTCAGACAGAATAGAGTGGTGAAGAACAACAAACTTTTTGGTCTTGTCCTTGCCCCAAGTATTCAGTGTGTCAAAGAATACGTCACGGTTGACTTTCTTACCATCGATGATTGCACCTGTCTTCGATGTGATCGTCATCCAAGAATAGCCACGCTCTGCAAGTTGTAGGCAGAAATCTGAATGAGTGAGAAGATTGATGATTTGCTTTGTTGTGCGAGCACAGATCAAAACTTTTTTAAGATTACTAGATCCATCAATCAAACCATCAATTACATCTACACTTTTACAATTGTCAAGAGTTTCAATCAAGTTGTCACAATCATCAGCAAACATTACCTTGCGACCTTTAACCATAGGCAATTGCTTGACTACAACTTTAGGAGGGAGAATGTAACCCTGTTTGACCAACTCAGGAGCAGGAACATTACACAGAACCTGACCATAGACACTCCAATTCATGCCTGGTTTAGTGGCAGCAAGAGAATGTTTAGGTGTTGCAGTAAAGAAATAGCAACGATTTGCTTCATTAGCAAAGAACTCAGTCGCAGGAAAGAAGTTCTTCTTTACACTGTTGTGTGCTTCATCAAAATAGATGTTGTCAACCTCAATGTCTGCCTCCACAATACGATGCAAGGAGTTGTAAGAGGTGAAGATGATAACATTTTCACCTTCTGCGCGAGCAGTGTTAGTGAATACGTGAATGTTATCTGCATTGGTTGTAGAATAGTGGTCTGTTTCACCACTATGAACGTGCATCACATGTGTGTGAGTTGTATCAATCAACTCAAGAAACTCAGAGCACAATTGTTCTGCCAACAGAATACGTGGAGCAACAACAACAGTCGTCATTCCATTGTCAATATACTTACAATTCTCCACAACATCCTGAATCATACAGATAGTTTTGCCACCACCTGTAGGAACAATCACTTGACCTTTGTCATAGGCAAGCATACTGTTAAGAATGCGTTTCTGGTGTGGACGAAGGGTCAGGGTCATTCGTGTTCCGTTGATACCAATACTATAACGCACAGAGACCCCACTAGGAGCGCCTCTGTGCCACTTGTTCAATCGTCTACGTTAGATCTATTGGCGCTGATTTTACTAACAACTTTCTCAACAATTTCGGGCAGAACTTGCATACGGAACTCCATGTTTTTTGTTCCAGTTCCACCACATGCCCACTTGTAAGATTCATCAGCATCATTACGAAGATCTTTGTCTGTATATGCTTCTTCGTGCAAGTGGAGAGATTCAACTGCTCGTTCATAAGTGTCGATGCCGTTGTTGATCATCCAGAAAAGATTCATGATTGAACTCCTACGGAGAATAACCTTTTCGGTAAGTTCTTCCCAACTATCATCAATCATTTGGTCAATGTAACCTGCAAGAGTGATGAAGTTTTCAGTGATTTTCTGCTCATTGAATTCATCATAGTCACTGACATAAAGTTTGTTCTTTGATGTTTGAGTAACTCCATTGATTTCAAAATCAGAAATTTCCTCATCTTTGCAATAGTTATTAAGAACCATATCAATGGTATCAACAATCCACTCATCACCAACAAGACGCTTTTTGTACTTGTTGCCAAACATCTTGATCAAAAGTGGAGCAATTTCCTTACGCATTTGTCGCACATATGCTGCCCAATCAGTATGCAAAGCATTGCGAAGTTCTTGTGCATTAAGAGGAACACCACTATTCACATTTACAAAGACATCAGAGAGTCCTTTGTAATCAATTTGGGTGTACTCACTGACAATAACTTTACGGCCTTTGATTGCCTTCTGAACAAGTTTGGGCAGTTTACTAAAGACATTGTTATGCTTACCTACCACAAATTGGGTAAGTGAGGTAGAGTGAGGATCAGGGAGGTAGTAATAAGATCCAGATGGAATGGTATATTCATCGTTAAGGAGTGCCTCAAAAAACTTGAGACGATTGTTGCCTTCCAGGATGATCTTTTCGATCATCTGCTTAAGCAGGTTATTGAAATAAGTAAAAGAAATGTCTGTAGGGTCAATAGACTCAACCCGAGCACGGGCAATTTCAACATCAACGAAGACAAAAGTACCTTCGATACGGTTCATCAGAACTGAAAGAAAATATGCTTTACGCTCTTTTGCACTCCAAGATTCGGGGCGTTGAAACTCTTCTGGGGCATATGCGCCCTTGTAATTGTTATACAGATCCCAAATTGTCATTGGAAGGGGATCTTTTTTGCAAGGAAAAATTGCAGCGTTAGTCATTATAAAGGGGGGGGGTTGTGTCCCGAGAACATCTGTCGTCCCAGGCATGAGTACAATATAACAACTTTTAGAGTGGTTGTCAATCACTGTTACGAAACTGTAGCAATCAATCGTCTGCTTCTACTTGCACTTCTTCTACTTTCTTGACCACTTTCGGACCTTTATGGACTCGATCAGTCTCATAAAAGAATGCTACTCTCTCACGACGTGCTTGCAATAGCATGTCATATTTCTGCTGCTGATCTTTAGTATAGGTGAAGTTCTGCAACCTCCAAGTATTACGAAGTTCTTGAAGATGTGGCAGCACGTTGACTGTATCAGTTGGATAATTCATATTCAAACAGTATAATCGGTGTTGGAAAATTCGTCAAGTTGGATGTTCATTTTTGAATCATTTTCTTCGAGTTCAGTGATGTCGAAGATTTCACCTGGCATGTCCTGAATTTCAGTCCAAAAGTCGTCCATGTGTGTTGCTTTGTTTGACTCTGTTAATATACACGATTTTGGCGTGCTGTGGGAGATTAGTGGACAGTAATCGTAGTGTCCACTGCCTTTAAGTTTTTCATTACATGTTGCTCCCAAAAAATAGCATCTTCAATCTTCATGAAACTTGCAGTATGCTTTGCATAACCTTTCTTCTTTGGTTTGAGATAGTTCACTTTATACATCTTAATTGCGTTTAGTACACCAATAACCACCATTAGGTTTATCAGCACAAACATATACATTTGTGCCAGTATTATTCCAGTGACGTATCACTCCAGAAACAATAGCCAAATTAGTAGTGAGCAAACTGACAAATATGATGCTGCGAATGATAGCAACATAATTGTCATAAGGTTTTGTTTTGTCATCACTAAAACTCCCTAATGAATACTTCCATATCCTCCAAAGTTTTCCCATACTTATTTTTTCTTGTGTGAACATATTCTAAGTCTTTCCAATACTGTGGATGACAAACTAATAGTGTATGAATATATTTGTGTCTTTCAATCTTTGTATATTCACAGTTTGGTTTTGGTTTCACACCAGTCTCAATTGTAATATACATGTCATCATAAAAATACACCCAACCTTTGTGAACTAAACCATTTTTATTCCAAATAACATAGTCATCAACTTGTGGTTTATAGTTCATGAATACAATACTGCCTCTAACGGATTTAGGTTAAGTTGCATCGCAGTATAAGGACGAGTGTCACTAATACTTACTTCTTTACCTATCTTATTACAGTTGATGGGGGCATGGTAAGTGTGCGTAGTGCTTCTCTTTGTTGTTTTTGTTTTACAGAATCCCCAGATTGTGTAGATAGGATCACTACTATAAGAGTAAGTTGTGTGATGCAGAAGCCAAATAGAAACCACATTTCGCTTGAACTCTTGAACATAATAGGAGTATCCTTCTGGTGCTGTGTGGGGGAATCCATCAGGAAGTGAGGGGTTCATCAGGAACGCAAATCGCGGAGGAATCAGGATATATTGTACTAGCAATATAGGTTGCTAAGTCTCTAGTAGGTGACACTACATCTACCGTCACATAATAATTTTCAATATCATCACCTGGAGTGTCTTGCATCGGCATCTCTACATGAACACGCCAAACATATCCCTTATTAAGTAATTTGGGATAGTCCATCACAAAATCAGGTTGCATCTTTCTTTACCTCATATGGGTGTTGAGGTTTATGTTCTCTATCCATAGGTTGAGAAGGAATCCATGGATCTCGTGAAAGATTTTTGATAACAATAAATGCTTCTTTATTGTACTTACGAGTGCCGATCGGTGATTGCCATTTTTTATTATACACTTCACCTACATCAATGCCAGAAACTTGAGTTCCTGCCATCTCAACTACAATATTATCACCTTCTTCCCACTTTAGTTTCTCAATGATGCTGTTGATTTCATCAATCATGTGGTAAATTCCTCAACGATTTTGGATTCAAGGTTTTCTGAAAGTGCATAAGTGCGTGAGTTAAGAATGTTCTCACGGAGATGTGCATAGAATTTTTGATTAAAATCTCCATCATCTGCACTCGTAATGAGATCAAAACACTCATCATCACTCTCGGCAATTACATTCCAAATGCCTCCATATTCACTGGATGGGAATGGAACATAGTGATCAACGATGTAGAAAAGTTTAGTCATTGTCCTCGGTAGATTAC